TGATCCCATTGGTGCTGAGAATGATAAGATTATCATGGAAACGCTTGCCAGCGTCCGGGATAGCGGTGGTGAGCTGATATGTGCTTGGGGCACTCACGGTGCCACGCTGGGCCGGGATGTGGATGTGATCATGCTCATCAGTGATATGGGCCTCAGGCCTAAGGCATTGCGGCTCACAAAGCACGGATATCCAAATCACCCGTTATACCTACCCAATGCGTTGGTTGCGCGGTGGTGGTCTGATATGGAGCTTGAGCGCACCACTGAGGTGGGTGAATAGTGGCCATCACATCATTTTTAGATAAAGAGGGCAATGTCATTGCCAGCTATAACCATCCCACAAGTCCGGGCATGGCGTGTGGTTGCTCTGAAAAGGCCCGGCCACTGACAATACCAAAGGGGAGCAATCAACGGCCACGCCAATGGTTGATTTTAAATAAGGTTCACCGCGGGCACTCATCAAATCAGTCTATATTTGGAAAGCGGCCAACGTCGCGCACATATGCGTTGATTAAGTGCCGGGTTTGCGGCTCATCTTGGAAAACATACTCTCAAAAAATAATGGATGCGTGCGCTCATATAGATGAATTAGGTATCAACTACCCCACCGATCATATCCCTTTTGTGCCTGAGTGGGATGCCTCATGACTGATAAGCGGATCATATCGGTGAGCTTTCACATAGGTGATTGGCAAACCGGCACAATGGGCATGGATGCCACTGAGGTGGGTGCCTATCACTCTCTCATCATGGCCCTCTATGCCCGCGGTGGTGAGATGAGCGCTGATGATCAGCGCCTCAAGCGCATTGCACGGGTGCGGGATCAGCGCACTTGGAAACGGGTGCGGCCGGTGGTGCTTGAGAAATTCATCATTCAGGATGGCATGATCACTCATGCACGGGTGAATGAGGAATTAAGTCACATCAGGAAAAAATCAAAGGGCGCATCTGATGCCGCTCATGCCCGCTGGGAGGGCCAGCGGCGTGCGGCCCAAAATCAGGGAAGTTTACAGAGTTTGAAATCTAAAGGCGACATAGCTAGAACGGAGTTTGAAACACAAAATTCAGAAAAATCCAATAAAATCAATGAGGGTGAGATGCGGCCGCATAGCGGTGGTAATGCTAACCTTAATCCTCAACCATTTATTATAAATAATAACCCAAATGCAGATGCGGATTTGAAAGAGGAAAGTGCAAAATTTGCACATTGGTTTGAACTATATCCATCAATGATGCACGCTAACCGGGCTGAGGCCCGTGAGCATTGGAATGCACTCACTGAGGCACAACAGGCTCACGCAATGAGCGCGGTGGTGACATATGCTAAGCTTGCTGGTGATCAATCAACTCGCCACCGGCTTAGCCCTCAACGCTGGTTACGTGAGCGCCGCTTTGAGAATTTCAGCCGCACCAAGCCACCCGTGGTGCATGATCCTATTAGGGTTGTAATCCCGGATGATGGCACCCCTGAGCGCGCCTTATTTGACGCATGCAAGGGCCGCCATGCTCAGAATGTGTGGCACTCATGGCTAGGGCCGGATAAGGTGGTGATACGTGATGCCACAGTGTTTGCCCGCAATGATTTTTGCCGCGCTCAGATTGAGAATAAGTTTTCACGTGAGATCAAAGCCGCGGGCCTAACCCTCGCCAAGAAAACCTCAAAAGACCTTGCACCGGGCGGCCAACTCAAAGGATGAAACGGCGCGGCTGGATAGATGACTTGACCTTATTTGAGGTGATGGGTGAGCCATACTTTGCGGTAATCACATCACCCACGGCCGGGCCACATGGTGTGGCTTACGTTGAGATGCTTTCTGAGCGCACTTGGCAAGGTTATATGGTGCCCAGCCCTGAGAGTGGGGTTTTGCTATATGAATCCTCAGGTGAGCTGGGTGAGCTGGTTGGCCGGTTCATGTTGGTGCATCAGGCCTTTTGTGCTATGGCCCGGATGAGCCAAGCGTGGCGTGATGCACAAGCTAAGGTGGATGAGAATTTGGTGGCGCTATATGCCGCTCAACAAGCAAGAGTGAATGAGATTAGATTGATAGCTATGGAGGTTGAAAATGAATTATGTTGATTTAGTTAATGGTGCCACATTCCGCACGCCTGAGGATCAGGCTGAGATTACCGCGGCCGGTGCTAGCAGGATCACCCACCACCACCCGCGTGGCATGGTGGCTGAGCGCACTGATACCATCCCGGCCGGTGTCATA